GCGACGAGGAGGAGCGCAGGATCCGTGCGACGGAGGAGGCCCATCGGGGTCCGTGGGAAGCGCTGGGGGGCTGATGGTGCCGGAGAAGGGACTCGAACCCCCGACCTACGCATTACGAATCGGCACGCGCGCATAGTGCCATGATTTGGAATCAGATGGCATAGGGCGCTTACAAGCAAGCAAAACCGCGACTTAATGGCTTCGTCGGCGGGCAATACGTCGTGCGAACACACGGCACCTTGTGGTGCTAAACCGTGTTCGCGCCGTGGCTCGCTTCACTCGGAGCCAACGCATGCAATCCAAGATAACACAGGCCCTCGTCGAGAGGGCGCCAGCACCCGACAGGGGCAAGTCCGTCCTCTACGCCGACAGCGAGATGCGCGGCTTCTACCTGATTGTCACGCCAACGAAGCGCAGCTTCTACGTGCAGTCCCTCGTCAATGGGAAGCAGGTCCGCACGAAGCTGGGCGACCACCCGAGCCTCGACGCCAAGCAAGCCCGTGACCTCGCCCGCAGGACGCTCGTGGACATGCGGGCGGGCGCGAACCCGAACGAGGAGCGCCGCAAGGCCAAGGCGCGCGGCATCACCCTGCGCGACGCGCTCGACCTGCACCTCGCCGCCAAGCCGCTGTCCCCGCGCACCAAGGATGACTACCGCTACAACTGCGAGCAGTACCTCGCCGAGTGGATGGACAAGCCGCTGGCCGAGCTCGGCGCGGACCGCGCGGGCGTGCGCGAGCGTCACCGCAAGATCACCGAGAAGCACGGCGCGCCCTCGGCAGACAACGTCTTCCGCATCTTCCGCGCCGTCTACAACCGCGGTCTGCGGGAGCATCCCGAACTGCCCGCGAACCCGACCGCGAACGTGGACTACCACGGGCTGCGGCGGCGCAAGGTGGACTCGAACGCCGACAAGCTGAGGGCGTGGGGCAAGGCGGTGCTCGACCTGCACCCCGTGCGGCGCGACCTGCACCTGTTCATGATCCTGACGGGCATGCGGCGCACGTCGGCCTGCGAGGCGCGCGTCTCGGAGCTCGACCTCGGCACGAGGCGGCTGCATGTGCCCAAGCCCAAGGGCGGCGCGGCCCGCGCGTTCGACCTCCCTCTGTCGGGACCACTCGCCGACCTACTCGGCCAGCGGCTGCGGGAGTCGCCCCGCCTACAGCGCAAGGGTCAGTGGCTGTTCCCCGCCGACTCGAAGTCGGGCCACGTCGCCGAGGTCGCGCAGCACGAGCTCGACGGCCTCACCGGGCACGCACTGCGGCACACCTACGCGACCCTCGCCTTGCAGGCGGGCGTGCCCATCGCCGAACTGAAGTTCCTGCTGAACCACGCGGCGGGCAACGTGACGATGGGGTACCTGAACCCGAGCCTCGACCACCTGCGCGGCTACCAAGAGCGGGCAAGCGCCTACGTGCTCGACGCGCTGGGCCTGCAATGGACTGAGGGCGAATGGCCCCCGCGTCTCAAGACCTGCGGCAGCACGGAGCGGCAGGAGCAGCCCGAGGAAGCGACTGCCTGATCCAATGTCAGCGGGCCATCGCGCCCAAGGGCATGAAACAGAAGAGCCACCGTCGAGGTGGCCCTTTTCCATGCACGGCGGGGGCACGAGTCACAGCGGGATGTCTACGGCCAGCGGGCCGCGGCTCTTCCTCAGGTAGCGCAGGACGGCGCCGCCGAGCTGGCCGAGGGTGAGGTCTCGCTTGAGCAGCGTCGGGCGCATGAGGGTTGCGCACGCCTCGTCGTCCCAACCGACCTCGGGCGGCACGGGCACGGCGCACTCCTCGACGGCGAGGTCGAATGGACCCGGCTCGTCGAGCAGGTCGGGCAGGCACACCCATGTGTGGAACCACGCCTCGCGCCATGCCAGCGCGGCGTCGCCCGTCCTGTCGCCCTCGGGGAAGTCGGCCACGCGGATGACGAACACGTCCCCGCCCGCCGAGCGTCGGACCCTCACGCGTCGGGGTCTGATCTTGGGGCGCGGCTTCAGCAAGGCTCTTCCTCCCCACGCTCGGTGCGCTGACGCTCGGGTACCGCTACACCCTTCTTGCGCATGTCGTGGGCGTACCACCTGACCGACTTGGCGGACGCCTGCGCGCCCTCGATCCGCGCGTTGACCATCTCCGCGATGACGGCGTGCGGGTAGCCCGCGGGGTCCATCAGCAACTCGCGGGCGAGTCGGCCGATGCCCTTGCCGCTGGGCTTCTTCTCGGTCTCTGTCGGGGCCTCGGTCGTCTCGGCGGCGTCAGCCTGCGGCTGTGCATGCGGCTCGGTCACCTCGGGCTCTGCGCGCTGTCCGAACGACGCGAAGTCGATGTTCTTGGCCTCGACGATCGAGCCGATTCGTTCGAGCAGCTTGCCTCGGGTCGCAAAGGTCTTGGGTCCAGCAGCCTTGTCGGCGATCTGGTTGTGCAGGGCCAGCAGGTCCTTGGTGCTCATCTCTTGCAGGTTCATCTCACGCTCCTGTGGTCGGGGTGTGAGGTCATTAGGTCGTGTTCGTGGGGATTCGGGAGCGGGGGCCCCTCAAGAAAATTGGCCCCCTGACTGTCCATCAGCGGGCCGTGGTCCGTAAGCGTATAAAAAAGAAGGGGATGCCTTGTGGGCATCCCCTCCGAAGCACGGCCGGGGCAACCTCGGCCTCTGTTCCGACCCCGGCCGTTGGCACCAAACTCAGGTCATGTGGGCGAGGGGCTGGCGCTCCGCTTCCGCCCAGGTGTCGCGGTCAAGGTAGGCATCCCACGCCCGGCTGTAGGGCATGCCGGCGAGCGCGGCGGCCTCATCGAACTCGTCGGAGTACGGCTTCACGCCGACACTGGTGGCCTGCTCGGCCAGCGCGTCGAGGAGGTCAGCGCCCGAGCGAAGCGCACGCGCCAGGCCGCCGAGGGCGACCGCCACGGGGTGGCGCGCCTCGTAAATGGGCCGCTTATTCATCGCCGCCACCGATCAGGTCGCGGTCGATGGCCTGCTCGCGCAGGGCGAGCTGCACGGTGTTCAGCGGGTTCGACTTGCCCTGGTTCCACGAGCGGATCGCAATGAGGATGCCTTGCAGGCGCGCGTCGCCCAGCTTGATGTACTCCTGCACCTTCAGGTAGTCCTCCAGCTTCATCGCGGCGGCGAGCTCAGCAGGGCCGACCGGGCGATCCTTCGACGGCATGCGGTCCAGCAGGCTCAGCAGCGCGGAAGCGAGGGGGATGTTCCGCGTGGCGACCGCGACCTGGGCCATGTGCCCGAGCTCGGCGGGGCCGGCGTAGGCGAGCTGGTGCAGGTACTCGGTGCGCTTGGGGTCGCCGAGGGCGGCGCGGGCCAGCACCTTGGCGGGGCTGGAGTAGAACTCGCGCTGCGAGACGAGCTGGGCGTGGGGTGCGCCCGCGTCCTTCAGCAGCTTGTCGAGCTCCTTGGCGGAGTTGTCCTTGATCTGGCGGACGGCGGCCACGGTCTCGCTCTGCGCGAAGCGGGCCTTGTCTCCGGCGTCGATGCCGGCGGACTTCCAGCGGTTGGCAATCTCTGCCTTGCGCGCCGCCACGTCCTGATTCAGGCGCTCGATGGCCTTCAGGGCGCGGGTGTGGATGGCGTCCAGGTTGGACGCGAGCTCGCCGATCTGTTGCGGGCTGAGCAGCGGGGAGACTTGGTTCAGGTTCATGGCTCGTTGGCTCCTATGAGGTTGATGGTCCTCCGGTCGCCTTCGAGCGCGTCCCCAGCCGCGGGGTGGTCATGCGCGCCAATGCGCTGACCGGATGCTTTCAATGTGTCGTGGTGCGCTGGCCGAGAACGCCATCGTTCTCCGACCGTGTTCCCTCGTTCGCTGCCGCCGTCGCGGTGGCTTGCGCATCAAGGGCTTGGGGGCGTCTCGCTCGCCGATGGAGAGTCAGGCGTCCGCGTCGGGGTCCGCGCCCACGGGCCAGCTACCAGCGCCGCCGCAGACCGAGCAGAGCCTCACCGCCACCACGTCGCCGCTGAAGTGGAAGCGCTGGCACCGCATGCACCTCACCCAGCCCACGCGCCGAATGACTCGCGGCGGGTCGAAGTTGGGGTCTAGGACATTGGCGCGTCGCGCGCCGCCGTCGAGTGCCCAGGGTGTCGGCTCGATGATCGCCTTTGCCACCTCGCAGTCCTCGGGCGTCCTCACATGCCGCTTGCCGGGCGTCGCGCCGAGCCAGCGGTAGGTGGGCCAGTGGTCCAGGTGGGCGCGGCGCTGCACGGTCGAGACGGGCAGCCCAAGGGCAGAGGCCGCCTGCCGGGCGCTGGGGTATCGCACCCCATCGACCTCGATGGCGACGGCCTGCCCGTTACTGCCCGCGGTTGACAGCGCCATGCTCACGCCTGCCCTCGTACTCGTCGGACATGGCCTGCCACGTGTCCGCGTCGATGCGCGGGATCGGGCCGATGCAGGTCATCTCGCAGCTATGGGCCAGGGCGTCACGCCCGCCCATCGCAGCGACCGTCTGCGGCGCCGTCTCGTCGAAGGCGTCGAGGTTGCGGTCGATCTGCTCGGCACGTTGCAGGGCCTCGGCCACGGTCAGCTTCTCACTCGTCATCGTCTTGTTCCTTGTTCGCGTGGTACTTGGAGAGCAGCCCCGTCAGCGCCTTGCGCTCGTCGGCCGACATGCGCAGCAGCGCCTCGGCGTCGAGGCCCGTGGAGTCCACCTTGACCCGCAGGCGGTCCGCCATCTGGTCGCCGTAGCGCCACTTGAGCAGGACCTCCATCAGCCGGTCGCTGTACTTCCGCACCGTGAGCGGGCGCTCGTCGCCGGTCTCGGGGTCGGCCACGGTCGAGACGCGGCCTTGGTGGATGACAGGCTCATCGACGCCGACGGCAGCGCGCCGGTAGGCCTCTTCGAGCAGGCTGTCGAGCGCCACCTCGACGGCGGCCTCCCACTGCGTGCGGAACTCCAGGTCGTTGGCCTTGTGATAGAAGGCCGTCGAGCGAACGATCCCCGCAGCGGCTGCCGCCGCCTTGGGGCTCGCCGTGTCTTCCAGCACCGCAAGGAAGATCGCCTTCCTCTCCGGCGTGAAGGTGTTGGGGATCGATGGGCGGCTCACGTCTGTTCTCCGAAAAATGGCTTACGGAGTTATCGTGTCGTGCTTATGCGCGCAGGCACGCCATCGTTCTTTCAAGCGCATCAACGGCTTGGAAGGCACTGGCCCGCGAATCAATGATTGGTGGGTCGGACGGCCTGGACCGTTGGCCTCGCGCGCGAAGGTCTCGGCGCAGCAGGTCAGGCGCCGAACCGGCCGCGTTCCCCGCATCGGTCACCACGCCCGCAACGTCGGCCACGGTCGATCCACGCCGCGTCGGCGGTTCCGTGCATCGAACGACATGCCCAAGGGAACATCAGAAGCTGTTCGCAAAGCCGTTCGCTGTTTTTTCTTTATAAATCAATGTTTTATTTATCAATGAACAGCTTGAACAACATGAACAGCTTATTTCTGATGACAGACAAACCGTAGTACCTCCCCCATCTGGCAGGCGAGCGTGAGGCGCATCGGTCGGGTCGGGCAGCGCCGAAAATCCTAAAGTGATTTCGGAGCCGAAAAACGCGTTCATGTCGTTCGCCGAGGCGTAAGCGCATGATCCGTAAAGAGAAAAGGCCAAAAAAAAGCCGTTCGACACGCAGCGCGCCGAACGGCCTTGAAGCCGAGCGTGGTCAATCCCAGAGCTGCGAGGGGCTTGCCTTGAGCAATTCGGCGAAGGCGTCGCGCGCCTGGCCGAGCGGGGGCACAACCCAGACGCGCCGATCCTTGCTTGCGCCGCTCCTGATCTGACGCGAGGTCACGCCAACCTTCGATAGCAGCACCTTCGCAAGTCCGGGCATCGGGCGCGGGCGGTGCCGCCTGTCCTTCGAGAAGGACAGGTAGCTGTCGTACATGTCGTCCTTGCCCACCTCGACGCTGCCCGCCTCCCAGTCCCTGTCCTCGTCGTAGCCGGGCAGCTCGCCCGCGTAGAGCATCGAGTACCACCAAGCGAACTCGGGCTCCATGCCGCGCAGCTTCTGTTCGGCGAGCGCGCTGTTCTGCGGGATGTCGTTGCGCGGGTGCCAGCCTGCCACGTTGCGCGCCAGCATGTCGTGCAGGAAGGCGGCGCGGCCTCCCTCGTCGAGTTGGCGGTTCAGGGCGCGGAAGAAGGCGTGATCGTCCTTGCGCGACTCGTTCACCTCGAACACCGCGAAGCGCCGCTCGCCGTCCAGGCCTGCGGGGACCACCCAGTCGCTGTTGGACGCCATGACGATGTGGATTAGGTTCTTGCCCATCACGGCGTCGCGGCCCTTGCCCTCGTAGGCGACGGTCGGCTCGGTGACCAGTGCCTTCAGCTTCGCTTCGCCCGTCTTGTCGCCGGCCCAGAATGCCTCGTCCGCGAACAGGAGGATGCAGTTCTGAAGGTGCGAGTTGAAGCGGCCCGTGATGTGCTCGGGCGAGCTGATGTGCAGCCCGTGCGCGCCAGCAAGGTTTTGCAACACGCGGCCGAGCGTGCCCTTGCCCGTGCCCTTCGCGCCCTTGAACGCGATTGCCACCTCGGCGGGCTCGGACGGACGCTGGAACATGGCAGCGATCCAGTTCATCACGTACTCGTAGGCCCTGCGGTCGCCATCAGTCAGCACCTCACGGATGAGCTGGTCCAGCAGTGACCAGTCGCCGGGCTTCGGGTCTTCGGCCCAGCCGCGCCAGAGGTTCAGCCAGTCGTCATGGTCGCGCGACGGATCGAAGATGACGCCCTTGTACTGCCTGCGGCGCGGGTGCTTGAGCCAGAACTGTGCCTTCGTCGTCGGCTTGTCGTTCACCTGCTCGACGAAGCTGTTGCAGTAGAGGTTCTGGAAGTCCTCCTTGGTTGAGCGCTGGTAGAAGTGGCGGCCCAGCACGGGATCGAACTCCTCGGTGAAGACGCGGAACTTGCCGTTCTCCATGACGACACTGTGAAGGGTGTTCATCTCGTCCAGGATCGCTTCCTTGCCCTCGGCCTTTGGCGGCTGGCGCAGCGTCGAGTCGTCCACGCCCTGGCCGAGGTCGGCGGGGTCATCCCATACCTCGAAGTCGTCCTCGGGGTCGGGGCGCGCGACCTCGCCACCCGCCTCCTGTACGACCTTGTGCAGGTACTTGATGGTGATCGGGCGCCCGCCGCGCGAGGCGGTCGAGTGCAGCGAATCCCAGCGCCTGCCAATGATCCAGGCGTCGTCCTGGTAGTCGGGGTCCTGCGTGCTCCAGTCGATGAACTCCTGGCGCCCCTCGCCGTCGGTCGCGTGATGGCAAGCCATCATGAGGTTGAGCCAGTCGCCGTGCTCCCTGAAGTCCTCGGGGTCGAGCTGTTCCAGGGTCTCCGCCAGCATCTCGGGGGACAGCTCGCCGAGGCCCGCAGCCTCGCCGTGCGCGCGGGTCGGGCGGCGGATCAAGCGCAGCAGCGTGTCGGGCACCTGCGGTGCCTCCTCGGGGAACGGTGCGAGGTCGTCCCAGCGGTAGACGTTGCCGTTCGGGTGGATCGAGCCGGGCGCGACGACCTGCCGGCCGTGGCTCTTGAACTCCACGCCGGGGTAGTCCTCCAGGCTGTCGAGCACCTGCACGTCCGCCGGCTTGCGGAACCAGTAGTGGTACCCGCCAGAGCCGGTGTGCCCGCGAGGGCAGGCGTCCAGGTCGAGGCGCGCGTCGGCGGCGAGCTCGGCCAGCGGGTCGCGGCCCTCGGGGAAGTTGCGGGGATCAACGTCAAGGACCATCCAGCTCGGCGGCAGGCGCACGCCGACATTCAGGCCGCGGCGCTCGGCCTGGGTCAGCACCTCGCGGCTGTCGTAGTCGCGGGACTGCCATGCTCCGTCGATCGGCGACTTGCCGCGGGCGCGGCCCTTGGCGTCCCTCGCGTCCCAGCGGTGCAGCGGGATCAGCGGCAGGCCCGCGCGGAGCAGGCTCTCGGCGTCAATCGATGGCTTTGCGTCCGACCTGGTCGCGGCATGATCTTTCTCGTGGGTCGTCATGCCCGCTTCCTCTGCTTGTTGATCGTTTGCGCCCACGGACTCATCCCCCGTGGGCGTTTTCTTTTGTGCGCTCATCGGTCAGCCCTCCGAGCTCGGGCGCTCGGCCGCCATCTCGGCGAGCTTGCGGCGGGCGGTGCGGGACTCGTAGGAGCGCGACAGCGGCTGCACCTCGACCATGTAGGCGCGCAGGTCGCCGACGCGGTAGCGGACAGTCTTGGGGCCGATGCGCTGGTAGGTCGGACCGCGGCGCTGGCAGCGATACCAATTCAGGGCGTTGGGGCTGAGTCGCAGGAAGGCAGCGGCCTCCTGGACGTTGAGCAGCGCTTCGTCGGGCAGCGCGTGGAGCTCGCGCAGCTCGGCGAGCGTCAGCTCAAGTGGGGTGGGGTTCGTCATCTCTCGTACCTCATCGGGCTCCCGGCCGGCGGGATTGCCGGTCGGCGGATGACTGCCCGATGTGCGTCACGGAGAAGCGCCCGTTTGATACCCTCAGTCGGTGGGGCGGGCGGCACGATCTAAGCCCCGTGCAGGGCCTTGCCCGCGGGCGGCGCGGGACTTCGTCGGACGGGTGGTGTCGCCCGACAGAAACGAATATGCCACAAGGGCTCGGTGAGAAATACCAACGTTCGGCACGGCTCCCGGTGAGTCCGTGGCGCGTCCGGTCGACCGTGCGCTGCTCAGCGCCTAGGTCGAGGCGTCCGGGCTCGCCACGGGTCGCCTGGTGAGACCAGGGAGGCTGTTACCGCATCGGCATGCTTAGCCAGTCGTCGTCGTTGAAGTGGGTGAATCCGTGCCGCACAATCTCGGCTCGATCTTCCATGTACGTCGCACACAAAACCTGAATACCTTCTGCCGCGAGCACTGCCTTTGCTTCTCGGGCGCGTTTGGCCGAGTCTTTCTGCTGCGCGACCTGCTCGATGACTGCGCGAGGAATCAGGCGGCCGGTAGCGTTCCGGAACAGAGCCCAGATCGCCTGCCTACCGCTTGGGGCGGACATGATCGCGGCCCGTGCAACATCGGGCAAATCCAGCATAAAGTTCCGCGGCATCGGCCCCTGCGCAAGCCAAGTGATTTGCCCCTTACCAAATGCGGACACGCTCTTCTTACCGTCTTGATTTGCCCCATTGGTGAGCACCTCCGGCACCATCCGGAGGATGCCCATGCCGCATAGTCCGGAGTTGTCGTCCCCTGTCACCAACAAGCAAAGCTGCCCTAGAGCCTCTCGCGGAATCATCCAGGTGCTGCCGACGGTGAACTTGGTATCCACTTCATGCCCGACGATCAGATTGTCAAGAACCTGGCCTCGTTCTAGACCCAACTCGTTACGCAAGACAATCTCGATCTTGGTGCCGATGTAGGTCTTTTCCGTTTTCTCCAACTGCTCAACGCAATAGCGCCCGGTTCGAGGGCCATCAATGACCTCGTCGAAGGACTTCCGGATTGCTCGGCCTACGACGCCGAGGAGGTCGGGCTTGGCAAGCAAGAAGTCTCGAACTTGAGTCAGCCCCTGGTCATAGGGCGCAGTTACGACCGGATTTTGGAAAAGAGTCATGTTCTTCTACCCACACGTTGGCAGAAGTATCCTCTCTCTCGAATGGATACACAAGTGTGTATCCACGTGATAAAGTGCTGGCATGCTGAGAAAAGATGCAGGCCTTCGCATCCGTGTTGACCGCGACCTCCGGGAAGCCTTCGTTGAGGCCTGCCGGTCGCATGACATGGCTGCGTCCGAAGTGCTCCGCGAGTTCATGCGGTCGTACACCCAGCAAGCGAATTCGCAAGCGGGGCAGTTGCCGCTGCCCCTGAATAGAGAAAACGACTTCAAGTGAGCCACATGACCGGACCAACATCAATTGAGATTTGCAGCGGCGCGGGCGGCCAGGCCCTCGGGCTCGAAATGGCGGGCTTTGGCCACGAGGCCCTCGTCGAGATTGAACCGCCCGCATGTGCAACCCTGCGCACGAACAGGCCTGAGTGGCAGGTTTTTGAGACGGACCTCCGGACTTTCAGCGCCAGCAACTACAAAGGCATTGATCTCCTCGCCGGTGGTGTCCCATGTCCGCCGTTCTCGAAGGCAGGCAAGCAGCTCGGTGCCGACGACGAGCGCGACCTGTTTCCCGAGGCAATCCGCTTGGTCGATGAATGCCGTCCTCGTGCAGTGATGCTCGAAAACGTTCGCGGCCTGATGGATGCGGTCTTCGACGACTACCGCAACAAAGTAGAGAAGCAGTTGAAGAAGCTGGGCTATATCCCCGGCTGGCGTCTGCTCAACGCATCCGACTTCGGCGTTTCGCAGCTTCGGCCGCGGGTCGTCTTTGTGGGCATCCACAAAGATGTGGCAGGGAGCTTCTCGTGGCCCGAGCCTCATACGCAAGAGCCTCCTACCGTAGGCGAACTGCTTCACGACTTGATGGCTGAGCGCGGATGGCGTGGTGCCAATCGATGGAGAAAGATGGCTGATGCGATCGCTCCGACCCTTGTCGGTGGATCGAAGAAGCATGGAGGCCCTGACTTGGGCCCCACCCGAGCAAAGAAGGCCTGGGCCGCCCTCGGCGTTGACGGCCACGGCATTTGGGATGCCCCTCCAGAGCGCGATTTCGTCGGCATGCCCCGCCTGACGACCCGCATGGCCGCACGCATTCAAGGGTTCCCCGACGAGTGGGCTTTCTCGGGCAAGAAGACAGCCGCCTACCGGCAAATCGGCAATGCCTTCCCGCCCCCTGTCGCGCGCGCGGTAGCGCAGCAGATCTATCAAGCCATCTCGGCGCGCAAGGTATTCGCGGTCGGTTGAGGCTCTAGGCGGTGGATAGGATTTCACCGTCCCGCCGAAGCGCGAACATGCGCGCGATAAGGAGCTCGGACACCAAGCCGGAGCTCCTTGTCCGTCGACTGGCCCACCGCTGCGGCTATCGTTTCCGGCTACATCGCAAGGACTTGCCGGGGAAGCCTGACCTCGTGTTCCCCGGCCGTAAGGCAGTCATATTCGTCCACGGCTGCTTCTGGCACATGCACGGCTGTCCGAGTGTTCGTGTACCGAAGTCCAACGCCGACTATTGGCAACCCAAGCTGACCCGCAACTGCGAGAGGGATGCAACAAACCTCGCCACACTCAAGCAGATGGGCTGGCGCGTCCTGACAGTTTGGGACTGCGAGACTGCGGACCTTGATGCCCTCGAAGAACGGCTTCGGACATTTCTTGATCCCGAGTGAGGGCATAGAAAGCAAAAGGGCCACCCGAGTGGGCGGCCCTTCTACTTCAAGTGGTGCCGGAGATAGGAGTCGAACCTACGACCTTCGCATTACGAATGCGCTGCTCTACCAACTGAGCTACACCGGCTAAAACCGAAACTTGTTCAAACTGTGTTCGCTCGTCACTGCGGCTGCGCCGCTGGGACTCCCGAAGCCTTGTACTGCTTGCCTTTTAGTCCAGACTGCTTAGAGCAACGTTCCGATTACGAATGCGCCGCTCTACCAACTGAGCTACACCGGCATCAGACGCGGAATTTTAGGGGGCCGCGGGGCGGCGGTCAATCGACCAAACTGATCCGGAGCTCTTTCGGCAGGGCGAAGA